TAGAGCTATATATGCTTCAGGGTATAAAGGTAAAAAGTAATGGCAGTTTTTAGACCTACAGGAGAGAGTACATCTCAATCTGCACCTATTGGTGGTTTAAACACAAGAGATGCTGTGGACTTAATGCCACAAACAGATGCTATTCGATTAGATAATTTCTTTCCTGGTTCTACAGATGTTAGCTTGAGAAAAGGTTTTACCAATCATGTTACAGGATTACCTAGTACAGTACAGAGTTTAATGTCTTACAGATCTCCTAGTGCAAACAAACTTTTTGCTGCTAGTAATAATGCTATTTATGATGTAACAAGTTCTGGTAGTGTAGGAAGTGCTGTAGTAACCAGTTTATCTAATGTGCAATTTCAACATGTTAATTTTACTACATCAGGAGGTTCATTTCTATTTATAGTAAATGGTGCAGATGCTCCTAGACACTATAATGGTAGTGCTTGGGCAACACCTTCTTTAAGTGGAGTAACAGGTTCTACTATAAACAATGTAACAGTATTTAAAGAAAGATTATTCTTTATATTTAATGATAGTTTAAGTTTTGGTTACTTACCTATTAATTCTGTAGCAGGAACAGTATCTACCTTTGCATTAGGAAGTGTATTTAATTTTGGTGGTAAATTAGTTGCAGCTGGTACACTTACAAGAGATGGTGGTTCTGGTTCAGATGATTATATAGCATTTATCACATCAGAAGGTGAGGTAGCTGTATATCAAGGTACAGACCCAAGTGATGCTGCAAAATGGTCTTTAGTAGGAGTATTTAAAATAGCAAGACCTATAGGAAAAAGATGTTTAGTAAATGTAGGACCAGAACTTATTGTTATAACAGAATCTGGTTTTGTACCTTTGACTAAAATGTATGCAGAAGATGAAACAAACTATGCAAAAGCCATATCAGATAAAATAAGTGGT